GTCAGGATCGAAGAAAAACGAAGGAGAGCTTCCTCTAACTACCGCAACTACGCTAGGAAATACAAAGAAGCGCAAAGGAAAGCGGAGAAGATTGAAAAGCAAAGACTTGGTGGTAGAGAAACCAAGAGAATCTTTGGAGATGGATGGTCAGACCTCAATAGCGAAACCGAGTCCACAACAGAATGAAGTAGAAGAAGTTCCAAGAGATATTATCTTTGAACCTAACGCTGGACCTCAAACAACTTTTCTAGCTGCTACTGAACAAGAGGTACTCTACGGTGGTGCTGCAGGTGGTGGTAAGAGCTACAGTCTAGTAGCAGATCCAGTCAGATACTTAAACAACCCTAATGCTAGAATGCTTCTAGTACGTAGGTCAACTGAAGAGCTAAGAGAACTTATATCTGTTAGTAAGCAGCTTTATCCAAAAGCTATTCCAGGTATTAAGTTTATGGAACGAGACAAGACTTGGGTAGCACCTAGTGGTGCAACTCTCTGGATGTCTTACCTTGACCGTGACGATGACGTTATGAGATACCAAGGTCAAGCATTTAACTGGATAGGTTTCGATGAACTTACACAGTGGCCTACAGATTACGCATGGAACTACATGAGGTCACGTCTACGTACTACTAGAGCTTCAGGGTTACCTCTCTACATGAGAGCGACAAGCAATCCAGGTGGTCCAGGTCACATGTGGGTCAAGAGATACTTTATAGATCCTAATCAACCTGATCAAGCATTCTGGGCTACAGATAACGAAGGTGAGGTAATCTGCTGGCCTAAAGGACATACTAGAGGGGGAGAACCTCTTTTTAAGAGAAAGTTTATCCCTGCAACTTTGTTTGATAACCCTTACCTATCTGATGATGGGATGTACGAAGCCAACCTACTCTCTCTACCTGAGCACCAACGAAGACAGTTACTAGAAGGTGACTGGGATATTAATGAAGGTGCAGCTTTCCCAGAGTTCAGTAGAAGAATACATGTGGTAGATCCGTATGATATACCAAGTAACTGGCCTAGGTTTAGAGCAGCCGACTATGGATACGGATCTTACTCTGCTGTTATATGGTTTGCGGTAGCTCCTGATGAACAGCTTATTGTTTATAGAGAGTTATACGTTAGTAAGGTTTTAGCTACAGATTTAGCTGATATGATTTTAGATCTTGAATCTAACGAGAAAATAAGATATGGTGTTCTTGACAGTTCTCTCTGGCATAAGAGAGGTGATACTGGTCCTTCACTAGCAGAACAGATGATACAGAAAGGTTGTCGTTTTAGACCAGCCGATAGATCAAAAGGTTCTCGTGTATCAGGTAAGAATGAATTACACAGAAGACTACAAGTAGATGACTTTACAGAAGAACCAAGAATAACTTTCTTCAGTAGCTGTTATAATACAATTGCTCAACTCCCCTCACTACCTCTAGATAAAAACAATCCTGAGGATGTAGATACTAAATCTGAAGACCACATCTATGATGCTATTAGGTATGGTATTATGACAAGACCAAGAAGTAACTTGTTTGATTACAACCCTGATACTCAAAACTCTGGATTTCAGATGAGTGATTCAACGTTTGGATATTAAAGTGTTAGTGACCTGCTCAAAGTGTTCTGTAATTTATAATACAGATAAGTTTGATAGTTGTCCTAAATGTCAAGAACAGTACGATTTTGATAACGGACCTTGGAAAAATAACAAATGAAAACTTTTGTAGTTGTTGTAAGTATTTGGGGTAATAACGGAACTGATTGGGTATATACTGGTAACCAGTACGTTATGAAAAATTTATTTACAGAAGAGCAGTGTCAACAAATTGTTGATAACTCTAACTGGAATAAAATAAGAAATAACGAATACTATGACTTACAGTTTGACTGTTTCAATGAGGAAAGCAGATAATGGAAGAAGACGAAATCTTAGGTGAAGAAGTTCACATGGAAGATGCTGAAGTATCTTTTATAGAGGATACAGATAAAGAATCTCTTAGTGATCCTTCAGTTGGATCTATTGTAAGTTATATACAAAAACGTTTTGATAAAGCTGAAACATCTAGGAATGGTGAAGAACAACGCTGGATTAAAGCGTACAGAAACTATAGAGGTCTTTATGGACCAGACGTAAAGTTTACTTCATCAGAGAAGTCTAGAGTATTTGTTAAGGTTACAAAGACTAAGGTACTAGCTGCTTACGGTCAGATTGTAGAAGTACTATTTGGTGCTAATAAGTTTCCTATTAGTATTGACCCTACTACTCTACCTGAAGGTGTATCAGAAGCTGTACACTTAGAGACAGAAGACACTGCTAAGAAAATGCAGGAGCAGCAAGCACCTATGGGTGATCCTGAGCAGGTACAGCCCGGTGAAACTCTTATAGACTTTAGAGATAGACTAGCAGGTTTAAAAGAAAAACTTTCACCTGTTCAAGATAATTTAAAAGAAGGTGAAGCAGAATCACCTACACAAATTACTTTTCATCCAGCTATGATAGCTGCTAAGAAGATGGAAAAGAAAATACATGACCAACTAGAAGAATCTAATGCTAGAAAAGAATTAAGAAACACAGCATTTGAGACAGCTTTATTTGGTACAGGTATCATGAAAGGACCATTTGCGGTAGACAAAGAATACCCTAACTGGTCAGAAGAAGGTGAGTATACACCTATCATAAAAACAATGCCTAAGTGTTCCTCAGTTTCTATATGGAACTTCTATCCTGATCCTGACGCATTTAGTATGGATGATGCAGAATTTGTTATTGAGCGTCACAAGATGTCTCGAACACAAATGAGAGCACTTAAGAATAGACCTTTCTTCAGAAGCAATACTATCGATACAGCTATATCGATGGGAGAGTCCTACACTAAAGAGTGGTGGGAACAAGCTATGGAAGACGATGAGCAAGAAGCTCAAAGTGAAAGGTTTTCAGTCCTAGAGTTCTGGGGCTACATGGACACAGAGATGTTGAAAGATCAAAACGTAGACATCCCTAAAGATATGAAAGACGCAGATCAGGTATCAGTAAACGTATGGATATGCAACGGTCAAGTATTACGATTAGTTCTTAATCCATTTACTCCTTCTTACCTTCCTTACTATGCAGTGCCTTACGAGGTAAACCCTTACTCTTTCTTTGGAGTAGGTATTGCAGAGAACATGGATGACACACAAACATTAATGAATGGTTTTATGCGAATGGCAGTTGATAATGCTGCACTCTCAGGAAATCTTATCATCGAGGTAGACGAGACAAATCTCGTCCCAGGGCAAGACCTCTCCGTGTATCCAGGAAAAGTATTTAGGAGACAGGGAGGGGCACCTGGTCAAGCTCTTTTTGGAACTAAGTTTCCTAATGTATCTAATGAGAACATGCAACTGTTTGATAAGGCAAGGGTACTATCAGATGAATCAACTGGCTTCCCATCTTTCGCACATGGTCAAACAGGCGTGTCTGGTGTGGGCCGTACTGCTTCTGGTATTAGTATGCTCATGTCTGCTGCCAACGGTAGCATACGGAATGTTGTAAAGAATGTAGATGACTACTTACTATCTCCACTTGGTAAAGCTTTCTTTAACTTTAATATGCAATTCGATTTTGACAACGATATTAAGGGTGACTTAGAAGTAAAAGCACAAGGTACTGAAAGCTTAATGGCTAACGAAGTACGTAGTCAACGCTTAATGCAGTTCTTGCAGATTACACAGAACCCAGCACTAGCACCATTCTCTAAGATGGATTATATCATTAGAGAGATTGCTAAGAGTATGGATTTAGATCCTGACAAACTTGTAAACTCTATGGCTGATGCAAAGCTACAAGCTGAGTTACTAAAAGACTTTAAGGCAGATAACCCTGATGCACAACCTGTCGAGGGAGTACAACCACCTCAAGGACAGGGAGCACCTACAGGAGTACAAGATACTTCAGGAGCAGGTGGTGGTAATATAGGAACAGGCACTGCACCACAACCGGGAGAGCAAGGTTTCTCAGGTAATACAGGACAGCAAGGTGCTGCATGAGCCTGAAGCTAATCGTAAACAATAAAGACACTTGGGATGCTATGCTTGAGGAACTAGACTCTCGTATAGCTTTCTCTCACAAACAAATGGAACAACGAACAGAACTAGAAGAGTTGTACAGACTCCAAGGAGAAGTTCGTGCCTTACGCTCACTTACTCAACTAAGAGATAAAGTAAATGCTTAGACCAGTGCCAAGGCCAAGAACTAAAACAGATGAGAAAACTTTACGTGGTAGACCTGTCTGGATTGATGAGACAGGTTATGTAACTGGTGAGAAAGGTTCTCGTTATTCTGAGGTAACTACAACGATACCTTGGGGAACTGATTGGATTACAGCACCTAGTGTTGATGAGAATGGATCTAAATTATCTGATGATGAAGTCTTTAGAAAACTTAAGGATAGTCAAGGTAGAGACTTTATCACAGGAGAAAAGCTACCAACATTTGAAAATGAACCAGAGGCTAGTGCTTACGCTCAATGGCGGTCAGACACAATGTTTGATGAAGAGCAGATAGAAAAAGGTTATAAGCCTGTACTAGAGCAACAGCAGTATGAAGAAGACGTAGAAGAAACTCTAACAGATAAAGTAATCAGAAAAGCTAAACCATTTACTGATGAGGTAAAAGGATTTGTAGATTACCTGATGACACCTAGCCAACACTTTGATGAAGGTGGTCTAGCTACTCAAACAGAAACAGCATTTGGCTATACGGCTGAGGGTGTACAGCAAGAAGCAGATAAGTATGCTGAAGAGTTTAACGAACAAGACCAAGCCAATATAACCAAGGCTGCAGAGTTCCTAGTTCCTTTTTATGACTCAGGTGTAAACATTACTAACGTTGTCCAAGAGTATATGAAGCCTGAAGCAGAACGTGACAGTAAATATATAAAAGATCAATTCAAACAAGCAGGACAGAGTGCAGCTATCGAAGGTGGCTTACTACTAATGGGTGGTGTTGTTGGTAAGTACGGAGCTAAAGGTGTTAAGGCTCTAGCTGATAAAGTAAAACAATACGAGATAGATCCTAGCGTTGCTTCTGCATTTGGTGTTGGTTCTATTAAGAAGAAGTTAGAAGATGTTTGGTCATATCCAGAACAACTTTATGACTCAGCAGAAACATCTATAAACGTTAGTAAGAAACCTGCAGGTTACAACGAATTAAAAAAACGTGGTGAAATAAAAGATGGTGAACTTATTGTTGATATTGGTGGTGGTAAGTTTGATAACTTAGTAGAGGATGCGGCTAAGGAAGGTGCAACTGTAAAAGTTTATGATCCCTTTAATCGTACACCTCAACATAACAAACAAGTTGTAGATAGTATAAAAGACGGACAAGCTGATACGGCTATGTCTCACAACGTTTTAAATGTTATACAAGAAGATAAAAATATAATTGATATTGCAAGACAGGCAGAGAATGCAATAAAACCGAGTGGTAAAGCACATTTTTCTGTGTACGAAGGTAGTGGAACAGGTGTTGGAAAAGCTACAACAAAAGGTTATCAAAGAAACGAAAAAACTCAAGCTTATGTTCCTTTAATAGAAAATGTATTTGGTAAAGGAAACGTTACCAGAAAAGGTAAAATAATAACAGCTACTAAAAGTGTTAGTAGTTTTAACGAGGGTGGTATGGCAATGAAAGATGACATGAACATGGGATATGCATTAGGTGGGGAAGTAGATGCAATTGATCCTGTATCAGGTAATGAAATACCACCAGGATCTACAGCTAAAGAAGTACGAGATGATATCCCTGCTATGTTGTCTGAAGGAGAATACGTAGTTCCTGCCGATGTACTTAAGTTCTATGGTCTAAAGTTCTTTGAGGATCTAAGACAAAAAGCTAAAGTAGAAATGGCTATGCTAGAAGAAGATGGACGCATGGGTGGACAGCCAACACCTGAAGGTGATGATCTAACAGAAGACGAAATGAGATTACTTGATGAAGTAATGGGCATGGCTGTTGGTGGTATGACAGGTCAATCTATGATGCAACCTCAACCGCCTCAACCGATGGTTATGGGTCAGCAGATGCTACCACCAAAACCACAACCTACAGAATATAATAAACCTGCAGGATTTAATGAAGGTGGTATGACAGATGCTTTTGGTAATCCTCTTAATCCTGGGATTAACCCACCACCAGAAGCAACAAAGTATTTAGCAGACATTGATCCTACATCAACTAATGTTTATGGTATAGACCAACAAGATTCTCCTACCTCTACTAGTCAAGACGAAGTAGGTGTAGACAGTCCTGATGAAACTACTGGTGCTATTAACGATGGTATGAAAACAGTATTCTACTTTCATAAAGATGGTAGACGTATACAAGTTCTTATGCTCAACGGTAAGCCAATCAGTTCTGTTCCAGCAGACTTTAGTGAGTTTAAAGAAGACACACCAGAAAACAGAACAGAAGAAACTGGTGAGATAGGTAAACCAACTGATGACATTTCTGGTGGTGTTGGTCAAACAAAATCAGCAGGTGGTAGTGGACCTGATGATGATGAAAGAAGAGTACAAGCTAAAACAATAGAAACATTAAAGACTAACGCAGAAAAGAAAAGAATAGATAACTTTAACACTACTCTAGCTACAGGAAAACCTGAAGATATTCTTAAAGAATACAAAAAAGCAAAAACAGGGCAAGGAGCTTCTTTCCTACTTCCAGGTCTTATTGGTGTAGCTGGCGCAGGTCTAGCTAAGAAAAATCTAAATACTATTGAAGCGGCATACTTAAAAAGATCAAAGGATATTCTTGGAGATGCTTTTAATTTAGAAGAAGCACAGAAAACTCTAGATGATATCTCTATAGGTTCTGCCACTATGGAAGGTGTCACAGGAACTTTTGA